TGTATGGAAACAGTTTATTTAGTTTTTCTTTTCTTGCTTCACATCCACAATCTACACCTAGTTTATCAAACACATAATCTACACCAGCTTTTATGCCTGTTGCTTTTGTTATCTTTTCTATTGTATCTCCTAATCCTTTTGAAGTATTTTTACTTTTCATATAATTTTTTTTTAATATTCTTCTTTGCTCTTTTAATTGTATTGTATACTGTTACGTGACCTAATCTAGTTTCTTTAGCTAACTTTCTTATGCTGTTAAATTGCTTAACGTATAATGTGAATAGCTTTCTATCAAACCAGTACATACCATTTAGTATATCTAGTACTTTATTATTAAATTCTTCAAGTTCAAATTCGTTTTCTTCTACTATGTTTTTTATTACTGCGTTTTCATCTTTAGGTATTCTGTTTTCTATGTTTGCAGTTTCTTGTATAATTCTTTCTATAGTTCTTTTTATTATGCCAAAGTGTGGTTTATCATTTATTATTAGCTGCTGTGTTTCTAGTTTACCATCGTGTACTTGTTCATATAGTTTTATATACATTTCTTGTACAACATCTTGTACAACTTTTTTATCTTTCTTATATAGTAAATTATTCGCAATTTCACAAAAATCATTGTGAAAAAGTGATAGGTGTTCCAATATATTATTTAGTTCTAGCTTCTTCAACTTCTATAAGTAAGTTTACAAAATCATCTAATTCTAATGCTACATAGTCACGTTCAAAGTTTTTAGTGAAGCATACTACTGGCATTTTTGCATTACCTAAACAATCATTTCTACTTTGTTCTAATGCTTTCCAGATGTTTAGTTTTTCTTGGTTCTTGCATTCCCAGTTAAACTCACTTAATATACTATTATCATCAATACACAAGATATCACCTTTCATACTTAATCCACCTGAATTAGGTGTTCGCCTTATGTTAGCTTGTAGCTTTTCAGCTAGATACTTTGCTACTTTTAATTCAAACCTTTTACCTTTTTTATTAGCATTCATCTTTATGTATTTGAAAGTGTTCACGAACTGCTGCACCTAGATCAGCATTGTTAGGATATATAGCACATAGATATTTAATACCATTTACTACAGGTTCATAAGGATGTGTGTAATATTCTTTAGTTTGCCTTAATTCGTTCATTGATCTTTTCTTTGCCATTTCTTAATAAAATAAGTTATTAATGTTATTGGTAGCCATATAGGTGTTAATATTAAACCTATCAATGCTGCTATGTAATCAAGTATCTTTTCTTTCATAGTAACTGCTACATATTGCTACTGCTTGTTCTTTGCTTTTACCTTCTTTTATAACTTCAGGTATACACCTCATCATAAAATCTTTTCTTGTTTCTCCTGCTTTTGGTTTAGGCATATTCTTATCTATTAAATAAATAATGTGTTAACATACCACCAAAGAATGATACAACACACACTACAAACATTACATAATATATATAATCTAGATTTATCATATATAAATTCATACTATACAAAATTACTAAATTTTTTCTTTAGTTGCTGATTCTGCCTGTATGCCTTGATATTGTTCTGCTCTGCAATTAGGTTTTTCTTCTGTAAATTATCTAATGCAGCTTGCAAAAAGCAGATAGTAGAATATGCATCTGTTAATGTATCTAATGCTTCTTTCTTGCTATTGGTTGCCTGTTTCTTAATGTTTTCTTGTGCTTGTAGTATAAGTATCTGCAGCTTGTTCTTTGTTATTGTTATATCTATTGTATCCATTATTGTTTTTTATCTTCCATATATAGTAGTTCATCACCTAACTTTTTATCTAGTGTTTTAATTAATCTATATATTATTAAACTTCTTCTTTTAGCTTCTGCCTTTTCTTCTGGTGTGCTATCAGTACCTAGATTTGCATATAAGTTACAATCTATTCTTAATAGTTCATCTATCTTTTGTTTATCACTCCAACTTTTATAACTCATAAAAGTATCTATGTTATCATATCTATATTTCATATTTATTGTTTTAATACATTTAAACCACCTATTGTAAAACCTAATCCTTTATTGTAATCAAAACATAAAGGTTTATCTAGTGTAGGTGTGCCACCAGTTTCTTTATCCTTAATCTTTTCTACTCTAACTTGTGTTAACATCCAGCTTTCAGGTGAATTAATAAACCTGTGTATAGAAAGAAATGAATCACATCTATTAGCAAATACTTGGCCACCTTCTACATCACTCTTTCTAGGTGGCTGTATGTAACCTGCATATTCGTGATTTGGTGGATATACTCTTCTTGCACTTTCTGTCATTGGATGTGTCATTACATAAATAGCTTTACCTGTAGTATTGCAAAATTCTCTAATATCATTACATATTAAATAGTTTCTTTCATATTGGTTTACTTTTCTATCGTGGTTTAATCCTGTAAATGGATCAATAGCACAGGCATCACAATTACTTTCTTTAAATAAATTCAATAAATCTTTATGGTTGTACATTTTCTTGTTACTTACAAATGTGAACCATTCAGCTATTTTATTATTGTATTCTTCTATTTCTAGTTTATTTAAATCTACTAATTTACTTTGTGAATACATTTGTATTAAATCTCTAGTTAATTGTCCTGCACTATTTTCACCTGACCATATTAACCACTTCACATTGTGCTTAACACTTAAACATAAAAAATACCACAACATAAAATTAGTTTTACCTACATTATCTAAACCTACTATAACTGTAAATGAACCACGTTTATGTACAAACCAATTATCTAATTCATTACCAATACCTAAACCTCTTTGTATTTTACCTTCTTTAAATGCAAATAAGTATTTTAACTGATCTTCTTGCTTTACTATCATTTTATAAAGGTTGTAGTTAGGTATGGATCAGTATTATCTTTTCTTATCTTATCTTTTCTTAATGCTTGAGCATTGCTTGAGCTTTGCTTGTTTTGTGTAGTTTTACCACCTTTTCTACCAGCATTAACTCTTTTAATGTGTGCTGCTTTTCTTTCTTCAAATTGTTCATCTAACCATTTGATTCTAATGTTATCACCATCTATCTTAAGTAACTGGCTATCAAGTAATTCACTCCATTGTTTAGGTACAAGTGATTTTATTTGTTCTCTGCTCACGTTACATTCTTTGCTCCAGTAGTAGCAGCAGATTTTCATAAATGCACCTTGCACATCTAAATCTTTAAACATTATAGAACCTGTAATCCATTGGTTAGGATAAAATTTAAAGTATGGTAATTCTTTCATAATTATAGTTTGGTTAATTGTTCTTTACTCCAAAAGTATTCTGCTTTATATTGTTTGTTTTTTGCTTTACCATCCCAGTATCTACCATTTTCTAAAACATTAACATAATATATACCTTGTTCTTTACCTGAAACGTGATTAAAAACAATATATAATTTTATTTTAGTTTCTAAAGATAATTTTTTATAATCTTCATAATGTTTATAGTTGCAACCTGTTTCTAAACCACCTGTGAAGTTTACCCATTGATTTTTACTTTTTACTTCAAAAAAAACAATTTCACCATTTTTAAAACATATTAAATCTGGACTAGTTATGCTTTTGTTTTTTGTAATTATTTGTGGTGCTATTTCATCTTGAAACTGATATAATGGTAAAATATAAAAACCTTTTTCTATTAATTTTAATGCTATATCTTTTTCACCTTCTTGGCCAAAAAATAATTTATCTTTAAAATTGTCCTTGTTCTGCTCCATAGTGTTCCCAGTTTTCTCTATTTTGTCTGCTAAAATAATCTAGTTTGTTACCTATACACATTCTATCTACCATTTCATAAAATGCTTCTGGTTTTCTTGAATGTTCCCTTCTTGGTTCTGTTATTATATCTCTTTCACTACTTCCTTGTATTATTGGTTTACCTTTAACACCTAGTAAACAAAACTCTACTTGCATCCTAATATTTCTACCCATACCCATTTTAACTTTATCCCACACTATAGTAGCTTTGTAATCAAAACCCCAATGTTTTAAAATATCAAAACTGTCTTTTAAAAAAGCGTGTGTAGTCCATAAAAACATAACAGAATCATCTGCAGAAGGTATATTAATGTTTTTAATTTGTTCTACTGTCATTGTTGGATAATCAACTGCACCTCTATTATTTTGTGCATCATAATCATCACTACTAAAACCTCCTTTTTCATTATATGCCCAAGGCGGATCTATTGCTATGACGTGATATTTTTTATCAATAGATGCTAAATTTTCATTTTCTATTTTTTGTTTTACTTCTTCAATTTTTTTATCTCTTTCTTCTTTTTTTTCTTTTTTCTTTATTTCTTTATAAGCAGCATTTATACTTACTTCACCAGTTGAAAGTTTTGCTTTTATTTCTTCTGGTGCTTTTTCTTGTATAGTTTTAACCATACCTAAAGTTCTTTCTCCAACTTGTGCAACTTTAGAAAGTTCTTTTCTTGTATCTATTATTTTACTTTTTGGTAATTTTGCCAAAATGTCTGTTCTTGCACCTTGATTCTTTTTTGCTTTTGCTCTGAACACATCTTCTAATTGTAATGCTAAAACACTTCTTTGGTAATTACTTAAATTTCTTCTACCAAATTGGTTAAGTATCATCCACTCTTTTACCTCATCTTCACTGTTAAAACTTTTGCTTTCTGTTTTAAATTCAAGGTTATTGTTTTGTGCTATTTCATATCTATTATGGCCATCAATAATATATTCATTCCATACTAATATTTTTTCTCTAATACCTTCTTCAATACAATTAGCTTCAAGCTGCTTGTATTCTTCTGAAGTTAATGGTGGTATTAATTGCTTAAATTCTTCTTTAATTTTAATTTGTTTCATAATATGCTTTGTGTTTTTGATTGTAATTATTATATGCTTCTATTTCTGATTTACTTAATCTATCCCAAGTATAAACACCATCAAAGGTAAATGAACAGGCACTCACTCCCTCATCTACCTTATCAGGTGCTTGTACATAATCAAAATACTTATAGTGTTTTTTTACAGGCCTGTATTCAAATGCCAACCTTTCAGGCCTCATATCTAGTTCTTTAGCTATTTCTGGTAGTGTGTAACCTTCCATTAATAAACCTTGAATAACTGACATACTGAAACCCTTTTTCAATAAGTAATTTGATTCTTTCATCATTGCTAAAATGGTAAATCATTAGTGGTTGATTCTTGCTTTTCTTCTGGCTTCCAAGTATCTACACTTATAGCTACATCTTTACCATATTGATCAGCTTCATCTTTTACATTGATATTAAGTTTAATAAACTTGTTACCATTGTATTCTTGGATGTGTTCTTTTAGTTTATCAGGATTGATGGTTACTTTTAACCATTTTTCATTCATTACTTTACCGCTTCCACAGTATATTGTTTTTTCTTTCATTGTTATTTGTTTTTATGTTAAAATTAATTCTTCTACTTCTATTTCTATTACATCATCACTATATCCTACAGGTTCACCATTCCATTCATTGTACTTTGCTACTAGGTTTTTATATTCTGCAAAACCTTGCAAAATTAAATTATGACCTAATCTATACACCTGAACATTAAAAGGTGAAGTAGTTTCTACTGCAATTATATAATAATCTACATCATCATAGTTTTCTAAATACATAGCTGCTTGCATTTTGTAATCATTGTATAGTAAATCACGTTGAAACCTTTTACCAGCATCTGTGGTAGTTTTAATATCGCATACTATGGTTTTACCATCTACATAGCTTTCAAGATCTACAAAACCTTTAAAACCTACTCCTGCGTGATTCCAAGTAACTTCTTTTTCAGTATGTACCTTGTTTTGCATTAGTTTATTAAATATAGGATTGTTCATTGCATTTTGTGCTATTTCATTAGCATCATCTAATTCTGATAGTTTAATAATTTGTTTGTTATCATTAGCAGCTTTAAACTCTTGCCATTCTTTACCTGCTCTCCTTGCACCTTCAAATACTGCATAATCATCATTAAATGAATCTGGTTCTAATAACAGCTTATGTACTATACTTCCAAACTGCATTGCATCAGTTACTTTAGTTTTACCTTCCCAGTACTTAAGTAAGTGGTTAGGTGATTTTTTAAAAGCACATAATGCGCTGTAACTTAATCTATTCTTTTTCATAATCTTCTAGTTTTTGTTGGTAAAATTTAGTAATGGCTGCATTCCATTGTTCTTCAATCTGCTGTTTTTCTCTTACTAGTTCTAACAGCTTTTCATATTCTGTTTTTATATCCTGTATCATTTTGAATCTTTTTTAAATGAATCAGCTTCTACATCACTATAGATACCGTATTCATATGCATTAATTAATTTAAGTGTTAATCTATCCTTTAATCTTTTTTCTGCCATTGCAAAAGGATATGGTGCTTTGCAGTTAGTTGGTGATGCTTCACCTGTACTCCAGATCACTTTGTTTCCACGTTTAGCATCTCCTACCATTGCTATATCTTTGTTGTTGTCTCTAAAGATTGTAGGTGCACCAAACTGAATGTTTTCTTTAGCTGCTATCTTTTCACAGGCATCGTGTGTAATAATCCACATTGATTTTGTGCCTCTTTTAAGTTCCCAAAAATCATCTTTATTTAGGTTGTACTTTTGTGCTATTTGTTTTATGTCCATAATTTTTGATTTTAGTTAATTGTTGTTTTATTTTATTTATTCTATTGCTATCATAATTGTATCGCAATTCTTTCCAGTTCTTATCTACTTCTTCTAGTTCTTCTAGTAATCTATCAAACCTGTGCCTGTGAATTTCTTTATCATTGTTGTTTAATTCAAACCTTGTAATAACATTCTTATTCCAGTTTGCTTGCCTGATAATTTTTCTTAATCTAAAATGTAGTGAAGTATAATAATAATATGCTTGCCATTCTTCCATATCTTGGATGTGTTTGTAGTATTCAGTTATTTCCATTGTACTGCTGCATTAGTTCTAGTAATACCTCTGAATAGCTTTTTCTACCATTGGCTCTGCATTTCTCTTGAAATTCTAATAATGTATCCATCTTACTAGCTGGTACATAAAATGTCCTTGTTGTATAATTGATTGTTTTCATAGTTGTTTGTTTTAATAAAAAAAGGATGCTATTATACATCCTTGTTAGTTAAATTTGTTAATTCTGTAATAAAATAGCCACACCAGTTGCCACCTTCTTCACACTCCATTTTAAATTTTTCTTCTTTTGCTTCTTTAAGGTTGTTAAACTTGTTTATTATTGTTAAACCTGATAAGCTATCTTCAATTAAAAAATAAATCATAATATATAGTTTTAAAGTTTGTGGTGTAAATATATATATAATTACAATACAAATTACAAACTACATTAAAAAGTTTATTAACAATAGAATGTTAAAAAAGGTGTGTTAACCTTGCAACCTGTCCGTATTGCTTATGAAA